GCTGTAATGAAGGTTCGCCCGTATCAGTCGCTCCGCCAGCGCCTTGTCGATCGGATCACAGATCTGTGAGCCCGTTCGATACCACCAGCGCCGCACGGGCCACAGCGTCAGCCCACTGACTTTTGCGGCCTTCGACCAGAAAAAGCCTGTTTCCAGCAGGATTCTCAGCCTTTTCGACGGGTCCATTGAAGCAGTTTCGCCGGAGTGGAAATGCACCTCTGCTCAGCGGTTCGTGCCGTGACAACTATGTTCTCAGCCGGTTACGTTGGCCACCAGCCACATCATGGCCAACGATGCCCCAGCGCCGTCGCCCTTCTCTGGTCCCGGTCACCATGCCGACCGAGACCACGCTGGAGGCTCTGATCCAGGATCCCACGAACGCCCGGCGCCGCACCCAGCGCAGCACGGCGATGATCGAGCGCTCCCTGCAGGAGTTTGGCGCCGCAAGAAGTCTGGTGATCGATGAGGCCGGCGTGATCCTTGCCGGCAACGGCACTGCCGAGGCCGCCGCCGCCATCGGCATCGAGAAGGTGCTGGTGGTGCCGGCCGATGGCCGCACGCTGATCGCTGTCCAGCGAACTGATCTGACTGAGGCCCAGAAGGCCGAATACGGCGTGGCCGATAACCGCGCCAGTGATCTGAGCGAGTTCGATGGCGCGGCCCTGGCGGACCTGCTGGAGGACCATCCAACCCTTGATCTGGGCCCCTGGTTCACCGACGACGAGTTCAAGGCCCTTGTTCAGGGCATTGATCCGGAGCCGCCCCCACAGGAGCCCGAACCACCGGAGCCAGGCCCTGGAGCCGGCCTGACGGTGCAGCTCACCTTTCCAGACCAGCAGGCTCTGGCCGATTTCCAAACGCTGATGGGCCGTCTTGCGGCGGCCATGCCGGAGGAGGAGAGCACGGAAGCGCGCCTCACCCGGGCGGTGGAGGCACTGCTGGCCCAGCGTGGCCGTTGAGGCTGATGCCCACCGGCCACCCCCTCAGCCCCGCCGACCATGCCCAGATGCTGGCGCTGTACCGGCAGGGCGCGCCTGTGAAGGCGATCGCCGCGGCTGTGGGCTGCTCACCCCAGGCGGTCTACAAGCTGCTGGCTGATGCGCAGATCAGCGCCGGCCGGGTGCGCCAGCTGCGGGCTCTGGTGAACAACCTTCGGGCCGGCGGCGATGGGATGGTGGCCCCCCCGGTTCGCCTGCCGGTGCAGACGGTGGTCCACCGTTACTTGGCCGACGAGAGCTTGAAGTCGCTGGCTTACTCCTGCCGGGTGTCGCAACGGACGATCCGGCGGCTGCTCGTGCGTGCTGGTGTGACAATCCGGGCCCATCGCCACCGTGTACCGGCCGGCCCTCGGCCCTGGACACCACAGGAGGGTGCTAGGGCCCTGCGACTGCGCGCCCAGGGGCATGACATGGCCACCATCGGCCTGATGTTGAACCGCACCACCAAGGCAACGAGCCTGTGGCTGCAGAGGCATCGGCATGCCGAGGCAGCTGAACCGCGATTGGGGGCAGGAGAGCAGGAGGTGCCTACGTTTCGGGCAGGAGGCAACCCGGCGTGAGCAGTGACGGTGCCGGCGCCAAGCCCCGGAAAGCGAAACCAAAGCCCAAGGCGAAGACAAAAGACCGCAGCATCAGCAAAGCGGCGGAGCGCAACTACCGGGTGCATTCCCTGCTGGGTCTTGCCGTGAAGCAGGGCTACGGCCCGCAGGATCTGATGACGGTGGCGATCAAAGGCTTCAAGGTCTCGCCCACTGTGGCCGCCCGGCTGGTGGCGGAGGCCTACGAGCTGTGCATCCAGGGCACCAGTCTCTACGACAAATTGAGGTTCGGTGCCATACAGGTCAGCCGGATGGAGCACGTCCTGCGGGCTGCATTGCAGGCCAAGCAGCTGCAAACCGCCTTGGGAGCCCTGGCCGAGATCAACAAGTTCCTGCTCACCATCGACAAGTTCGAGCGGGCACAGGAAGAGCTCGGAGATGGGGGCCCCGGAGCCAAAGCCTTGAGCCCTGAGGAGCAAGAGGCCCTGGATCGAGAAGGCGATTTCTGATGGCGTGGGATGACGAGGCCTGGGCCGAATATGAAGCCCAGCTCCGCACCCAGAAACCTTGTTACTCCTGGCCCCGCCAGGGACCCGCCGGCCTTCACCTGCCCCGCAAGCATGCTGTGCGGCCGGTGCTGCGTTACCTGCCGCGCCGCGGCCTGTTTTCGCAGGAACAGGTGGTGCGGCCGTGGGATCAGCTCCCGAAGCGATGGCCCGATTTTGCGGCCCGCACCTTCATCGCCTCCCAGGGCAAGTATCTGCCCTTCGTGCCGTGGGACTACCAGCTGGCGCTGGTGCGCGTCATTCGTGCGTACCAGAACACCTACGTGCTCAAGTCGCGCCAGACCGGCGTCTCCGAGACGGTGATCAGCTACATGCTCATGCAGGCCATCCAGCGGCCGGCATGGGTCGGGATCGTCTTCTCCAAGACCGGCGAGGATGCTTCTGAGCTGGCAGCACGGATCAAGGGCCAGGCGGCATCACTGGGCGCCTATTGCCCGCCGCTCCCCAAAGACTCCATGCGCAAGCTGGTGTTCCAGGGCCGCGGCAGCCTCCATTTTTTGCCTCCCACCGAACGGGCCGCCCGCGGCATCCCCTCGGCCAGTTTCGTGCTGTTCGATGAGGGGGCGTTCATTGAGAAACTCGCCGGGATCGAAACCGGCGCCATGCCCACGCTGAGCCTGCTGGGCCCTCGGGCCAGGGCCGTTTGGGTCAGCACCCCCAACGGCCGCTCGGGCAGGTTTCACGAGCACTGGAGCACCGACCACGGTGAGAAGCAGATCGGCGAGGGCACCGTCAACGGGATCCCGATCCTGCGCTGCAGCCCCAACGGGGAATTTGCGAAGGTCGCGATCCACTGGAGCCAGCATCCGATCTACTCCCAGGATCCGAACTACGCGGAAAACACCCGGCGCAAGTTCCAGCTCACTGAGCAGCGCTACCGGCAGGAGTTCGAGCTCGACTTCGCCGCCACCGATGCCGAGGTCTACCCGCATGACCTGATCGAAGCGGCGGAGGTCATCGGCGGGGTTGATCTGCCCACCAGGGGCCACAACTACGTGATCGGGATCGACCCAAACGGCTCCGGCAACGACGAGTGGGTCACCACCGTGCTCGACGTCACCACCAACCCCTGGCAGGTGGTGGCGTTCTTCAACGATGCGCGCCGCAGCCGTGATTACGGCCTGCAGCGCACGGCACGGCTGATCGACCAGTTCAACCCAGAACTGGTGCTGATCGAGAAGAACGGCGTCGGCGCCGCTGTGGGTGAATCCCTGGCCCTTCTTCGCCCTGGTGTGCCCATCGAGGAGTTCGCGACGTCGAGGCCATCGAAGATCTTCATGAGTGATCGAGTGCTGCTGCTGCTCGAGCAGGGAGAACTGGGCATTCCTCCAGAGAGCATCTACGGCGAGCAAATGCGCGTGTTCCGCCAGAAGCCCAATGGCAACCGCGAGGCTGCTGCCGGCTGCCACGACGATGCCGTGATGAGCCTGGCCGCGGCCTGTGAGGCGGGCGCCAGGGTGCGCCCCATGATCGCCAACTGGATCAACATGGCCTGATCCTGCTCACGGATTGGGCCGAGGCCACAGCACCCGAACCGATCGAGGCACACCTTCTCGCAATTCAATAGCGCCAAGTTCTTTGAGATTTTTGAAATGGTGCTGAACAGACGAGGTGGACGATTGCCCCAGCCGCTGGCATACGTCGCGAATTGATGGGGGGATTCCCTCTTTGTCGATGTAGCTGCGAATGGCATCGAGAGTGCGCTGCTGCGCCTTTGTCAACCCCCGTTCCGTCGCGGATCGCTGAGCTTGTGTCGGCATAAATTGAAGATGTCGCAAACTGGCAAAACTATATCCCGCTGTGGTGCATCAGTGCTAGGGGTGGCATGCCTAGAACAGTGTTGGCTGCCAAGTTTCAACGTGAGTCGGCTGAGCCTCCTCCAATGCAGGCTTGATCCTGCCTTCAGCTCTGCTTGACGTGTTTTGCAGCAAGTCTTTGGCCAACATCCATGCCAACTCGCCACGGCGACTCGCCACACGAGTGGTTGTTCCCATTGCCAAGCCAATATCCGCCCAGCCCTGCCCAGCAAAGCGTCTCTGCAACGTTTCTTGCAGCTTTGGCCATGGCCGCAGGGCCGAAACAACCATTTCACATTCCTTGTTTTCGCTCAAGCCATCTTCATGATTTGCCGGGGCGGCAACCACACTGATCAGTGTGTCTCCATCATCATCCTTGATGACCGAATCCAACGAACGAACCTGATAGGCCATTGCTGCGTCTCGCAAGATCCGCAAGTCCGCAAGACTGTTGACACCGGCAATGCCCGACCGCAGCGATTCTTCATCTGTTGGTGGCCTGCCCACCCTTACGGTAAAGGCCTCGATCCACTGTCGTAATTTATGCATCGCTTGGCTGCGTTTTGTCGGAATGCGGATCGTGCCGCTGGAATGCAGCAACTGCGTCATGGATTGACGAATCCACAAAGCAGCATATGTAGAAAACGCATAGCCAAGACTCGGATCAAACTTCTCAGCGGCACGGCACAGCCCGACCGCGCCTTCCTGGATCAGGTCTTGGATTTCCAGGCCCACAATCGAGCTAATCGAAAACGAACGAGCCTCCTTGGCCACCAGCAACATGTTCCGGCTCACCAGCTGCTCTCGGGCGCGCTCGCCAGCCCGCTGGATTCGCCGCGGTGGTTCTGTAATCCCCGATTTCCGTTCCTCCGGGCCAGGCTCCCAATCGAGCCAGGCCCGGATGGCGCGCCCCAGCAGCACCTGCTCTGCCTTGGTTGGGATCGGCAGGCGGCTGTAGGACGACAGCATGGCATCGAGTGCCGAGCTCACCGGAACAGTTCTGACGTTCACCCAAGCTTATGAGCCGGAACGTTCCCAGCCAGGGATGTACCTGTTCTGTCGGTCCTACTTTGACCCTGTGCGCATCGTGCTGTGACATTCGGCTTCCTGCGATCGGATCCCGGTTCTGGGTATCGCCTGGATGGGGCGCTGATCAACGTTCTGACAGGCCTAGGCACAGCCAAGGACCGAAATGAAGCCATTGGCATCAAGCGGAGCCGGATCCTTTCCGAGGCGCAGGTCAACGCGCTGTACGAGCAGTCCTGGCTGATTCGTCGCATCGTCGACAAATTGCCGCAGCAGGCCACCCGCAGCGGCTGGGACCTCAGCGTCGGCGATGACACTTCGAGCCGAATGAAAAAGCAGCTGGACGATCTCGTCGGTTGGACTGAAGAGCTGAATTTGCGTAAGGCGCTGAACGCGGCCGCGGCCTACAGCCGCCTTTACGGCGGCGGGGCCATCGTCTTGATCGCGGATGACCGAACCCCCATCGATCAGCCCCTCAATTTCAAGCGGTTGCGCACGTTGCACGCCCTGTACGCGATCGATCGCCACCGGCTTTACCCCTCCGCCGGCTGGTCAGGCATTGGCGAACCGGAGCGGTACTGGTTTTGGACCCAGCACGATCGGGACCTGCAGAAGCTGGACAAGCAGGCCGCCGCCAGTCAGGTCACCAGCGCCGGGGTGGCCATCACCGACGCCACCCAGGTGGACATCCATAGCAGCCGCGTGATTCGCCTTGAGGGCTTGCCCTGCTCTTGGCGCTCTCAACAGGAGCGGCAATGGTGGGGCGTTTCCGTGGTGGATCTGGTCTGGGACGTCTTCAAGCGCTACGAGACCGGCCAGCAATCGGCTGCCGACATTCTCCATGACTTCGACTTGGTGGTGCACAAGCTTCCTGGCCTGGCCAACATGCTCGCCGCCGGCGGCGAAGACAAGCTGCGTCAGCGGTTGCAGGCCAATGCCATGGCCCGTTCCACCATTGGCGCCTACCTCCTCAACGACAACGAGGAACTCACGAACTTCACCCGTTCGGCGGCTGGGATCGCCGACATCCTGGCCAGCCTCAAGAGCGAGATCACCGGCGCCAGCGGCCTCCCCCACACCCTGCTGTGGGGCGAAAGCCCGTCTGGTCTGGGTGCTGATGGCCGAAGCGAGCAGGCGGCATTTGGGAACGACGTGGCCGACTGGCAGGCCCAACACCTCATGGAGCCGCTGAAGCGGATCTACAAGATCGCCATGGCTTGCTCTGATGGCCCCTGGAAGGGGAAGGCGCCGCCGCCAGATTGGGAGATCTCCTTCCGCCCCACCTACACCCCCACGGAGGATGAGCAAGCCGATCTGCGGCAGAAGGTGACCGCGTCCGACAGCCAATACATCCAGGCTGGAGTTCTGCAGCCCAACGAGGTGGCCCTGGCACGGTTCGGGAAGCCGCGGTTCAGCCTGGACACCACCCTGCTGAACCGCGAGGCCGACGGATCGATCCCTCAGCCGGAGCAGCAGCCCGTGGAGTTCGGCGGCAGCCTCGCAACTGATCCGGCTGCGGCCATTGATCAGCCGCCTGCAGATCTTGCTGTGCCCGATGTGGCGCCATTGGAGCCCCCAGAGCGTCGCGACGCGGAAGACGACGAGCCCTGCTGTGACGCCTGTGAAGCTCGTGCAGAGGCGCTGGCACAGCAGATCACCAACCACCGCGGCCGCCGCCGCCGCCGGCGTGATGAGGAGCCTCGGAACGATGCCGCTGGCCAGATCCATCAGATCCTCGGAGTGAGCGTGCGGATGGATGGTCCTGGCATCGGCCGCCTGCAGGGCCCCTATGGACAGAACCTCCCTTATCCCGTGGCGGTGGGGCCGGACCTGAGTGGGGCCTGGGAGGTATTCGAGCCCTCCACCGGCGCCTATCTGCTGGCCCTGGGGCACCAGCACCAGCGGGGCCTGCGGGATGCCGTCGGACCCCAGGTCAGCATTCGCCGAATCGACGCGGTTGATCTGGTGGCCATGGGCGCGATCTGCGATGCCTACCTTGCCGGGGACACTTGATGACCATCCTGCATACCCACGACTTCAGACCTGGGGACATGATTCAGAGTCTGACGCCTCCTGGCAACCAAGCACCTCAAGCTGAAAATGATGGCAGCCATAAGACAGTCCTACCCTGGCTGTCAAAAGGCGAGCCGATGCATTTATCTCAGTCCTTGCAGATGCGGATTGACGCATTGCAGCGCAAGTGCACCACCGGCTACGGCTGCGGCGCGGCATGCATCAGCCTGCGAAAAGAGTGCCGCACCAGCCCCAGCTCGACGATCGGCAAGGTTCGGCTGAACCGGCTGCTGGAGCTGGCTGCCGTGGGTGGATCGAACCAGAAGGGCATCAACCAGGTGAAGCCGAAAGAAGCTGCTGAGCTGGCCAAAGGCATTTCAGCGCAACGAGGAGAGCGAGCTGCCCAGCTGCGCAGCGCACGCCAGCAAGCCAATTCCGGCCAGCAAGGCCCCGCCAAGCAACAGCCAGCGGAACCCCCCACCCCTCCAGCAGGGCAGGCCCAGCCTCAGAGGGGTGGCGCTTTGGCCGTACGCCCGCAACCCCAAGAGAAGCAACGATCGAGGGCTTCCACCCCAGACGAAAAATATGCAGGGAAGGCCGATGATGCAAGCGTTACAGCCTATGCAAAAGAAAAAGCGAAGCAGCTTTTGAGCGATCAAAAGGCCTGGGAGAACACCGCATATGTTCAGCAACAGACCAAAGATGACAGATTTGGCCATGCCGTGTTGGTTGGAGACGATGCCACCGCTCGCCGTGCGTTCAACTCATACTTCAAAGGGGTACGCAACACCCAGCAAGCAGTATTGGAGCGCGGCCACGCTTTCTTCACGGATAAACCTGAAGACATCGAAAAAAGGCTAGAGAAAGCGAAGGTATCCAAAAGCAAAAATAAGGAGAAAACAATCAAAGACCTAACCAAAAAGCTTGAAGAGTCCAAGCGGCAGCTTGAAGAAGCAAGGGTTTTTGTCGAGGAAACGTTCCCGCGGATGAATAAAATGTCCGACGATGAGAAAGTCGCCTACGCCCGAAACCGCGCTCGCAAAAATGTGGACAGCGTCATTGAGACAGCCATGAAACGTCTGAAGTCGGAAGCTCGTGGGGGCAAAGAGGTCGATGCAGTTGCAGACTTTCTCCGTATTGAGCAGGGCGGTAGGCGCAAAGGCGTAGCCGAACTGATCGGCGAAGAGTCGGCAGACGATATGGAGGTGATTCGTGCTCAGCTCACCGGCAAGGGCACATCAGAAGGCGCGCTGGGGCTTAAGCCCGGCGTTCAGCCCACACGGGATGAGCTGAAGTCCGCCTACCGGAAAGCCGCTGCCAAGAGCCACCCCGATGCTGGCGGCTCGCCTGAAGAGTTCAGAATGACCCAGCAGGCCTATGAGCGACTGAAGAAAAAGTACAAATATGATTCGCTCATGGCACGGCTTGATGCGCTGCGCGCCCGTTGCTGCTGAGATGAATCGGCGGGCTTCGGCTGATAGGGCGGTGTTGTTGCAGCACCGGATCGATGCCGTGCGCCGTCAGGTTCAGTCCCCTGATCAGCTAGCGCTGGATCTGAGTGGGGGGGGAGCCACAGACGGAAACCAGGCGGGCAACGGCGAACCCTGTGGGCAGGGCTGGATCAGCCGGGACAAGACCTGCCACAAGGGCCAAGGAGCAGCCAGCCCCGCCAACCGGCCCAACGAGGCCAAACGCAGCAAGCCAAAGGAGACCATCCTCTTCCCGGAGCCCATCGTGGGGCCCAGCGGCGCCAAGCTCACCGCCTACACCTGGCAGTGGACGCTTACCGAGGACGTGGATCACCGCGGGGAACCGGTTGAGAAGCGGGTGTCGGATTGGGAGAAAAGCATCGCCAGCGTCGAAACCGGCAGGAATGTCGTCCATCAATTTCAGGTGGACGTGAACGGCGAAACCCGCACTGTTAGCGCTGAATCCGCCCTGAAGCTGATGGGCTTCCTCAGCGAAGGCGACCGCAAGGCCTTCGGCAGCCTCAAGAGCTCCGCCAGGACAGTGGCCCGTCTGCGCATGGCCCAGCAAGAGCTGGACCAGCTGGAAAAACGTTGGCAGAAAGACTGGGACGATGTGGAGGCGCTGCCTCGCCCCCCAGTGGAGGTTGGCGAGTGGTCAGAGGAACCGCCCGGTTGGCCACGGGAGGGCTATCGACGCCGCACCTGGCGAGCCGGAGACGTTGAGGTAGAACAGATCTGGAATCAACTTGGTGTTGATAGCGACCAGGACGAGGCTGCGCACTTATTTGCCCAATGGAAGGCCAGCGAGATGAAGAAACGCGGCTGGGACTACACAGGCCAAAGACAGAGATCAATGAGGCGCCACATTGATTACAACCGAGGCGACTTGATCAAGCGGCTTGCCAGGGCGGAGGCCAAGCTGATGAACCAGGCCCAGTTCGATCGCAATAGCAAGGTCGACGGACTCAATGCACGCATTGACGCCCTCAAGCGCAAGTGCACCACCGGCTACGGCTGCGGCGCGGCATGCATCAGCCTGCGAAAAGAGTGCCGCACCAGCCCCAGCTCGACGATTGGCAAGCAACGCCTCAGGCGACTTTTGGCCATTGCCGCTGGAGAGAAGGCGAAGCAGCGGGGCATTGCGCCAGTGAAAGCCACCGAAGCCAGCGCGATGGCCGCGGCCATCACCGACCAGCGCAGGGAAACGGCCCAGCAACTGAAAGGGCAGAGAAAGCAATCTGGGCTGATCCCCACCGCCCTGCCGTTCACCGATGCCATGGCCGCCCGGATCCGGAAGGGCATCGAGGAGCGCACCGCCACCACCGGCACCGTCAACTACGACGGCAAAGATCTGGCCGCGGCAATGCTCAAAGTGGCGCAGACTCCGGAAGGTGAAAACATGCGCAAGGCCCTTGCCTTCATGGAAGAGGCGGGAATCCTGGTGAACATCAATGCGAAGTTCACCGATGAGGTTGAGCGCATCACCGGCAAACCGGCCAGCGAGCTGCCGTGGACTCGGCCGCTGGAGCTCGCCAAGTTCGTTCGAGAGGCTGGCCTGGTCTCAGATGAGCGACTGGAGTGGCTGAAAAGAGACCAGACACAGGCAGGTCGGGCAATGTTGAGAAAAGCCGAAATCATCCGCAACCCGCCGAAACCAAGTCCAGAGGAAAAGGTCTACAAGAAAAATTACGAAGGCATGAAGGCTATTTACAAGGAAAAAGAGGAAGAGTTTGAGCGCAGCGTGCGTGATGGTTGGAGATCGCCAGAGGAGAAGAAAGATGTGCTGTGGATGGTGAAAAGAGATCTGGACAACCAGCGCAAGCGCTATCTTGCCCATCGGGACGGCAGACTGAATGAGATCAAGTGGGCGGCGCAGGACTTTATCAATGGTGATACAGTAGGGCTTTCGGCACGTGACAACGGTGGAAGCTATGCGTCAGGGCAAAAGAAATACAACGCCGTCAGCGGGGATGATAAATCATGGGCTGGCGTGTATCGAGTCAACGCAGGAGAAACAGAGTTTGCAAACATGCAAAGTCTTTATAGCAAGCACCTGGCTGCATACCTGCCGGAAAAGCTGAAAGGCATTGAAGACAACTCCCGAAACTTTGACCTGCTGAACGGTCCTATTGGCTTCGGCAAGGGGTTTACACACGCCGAACAGGCGCTCAACATCCACATTCACGAGCTTGGCCACGCTGTCGACAATTTTGCCGATGTCATTGTCCGCAAGGTTTCTGACATGGAAAGCAGAACAGCAGATGGAGCCTGGTCCGGCGCGACAAAGCAAGTGCTGTCTCACGGTGTTTCCTGGCATAATCACAAAAGCAATAGGCCAGAGGCTGTGTTGAGGTCACTTTCCCAGCGACGTGGCCCATCGGAGTATTCTTTAACCAATGACAATGAATTGTTTGCCGAATCATTTGCTTCCTGGGTGGTCGCACCGAAGGCGTTGAAGCAACATCACCCCGATCTCTATGCCTGGGTGGAGGACCGCTTCACAAAGGCTCGGCATACCATGGTCAAACATGGCCACCTGCGATTCGAGGAGGAGCGCTGAAATGGCTGGAGATGTCAGGGCTGCACAGGAGCTGATCACAGCCATGGATGGCAAGTTTGACCGCTCCGCTGTCGTGCGCTGGGCGGCCATCAAGGGGCGTGCCACCGGCAGGGAGCGGCAGACCATCGAGTGGATGTCAGAGGCCTTCTACCTCATGGTCAACAGCGAGGAGGATCGCCGCTGGCTGTCCGCATTCCTCAGCGGGATCCCGGCCCTGGTGCAGGAAGCCCGGCTGAGTATCTGAGCCCATGGCTGACCGGTCCCTAGAGCTGCTCGAGGAGCTCGACCAGCAGCTGCAGGGCCTGGAGAGTGCCCAGCTGCGCAAGCTGCGCGGGATCTTCGATGAGGCACTGCGCCGCACCATCCGGAGCATCACCGATCGGCTGGAGCGGATCGCCGAGCAGCCCGAGTACGACCCGGCCACCACCCCCGGCGCATTTCTCGGCAGCACTCCCGACGGCCCGGTGCCCATCACCCCCCTGCAGAAGAACCAGGCCAGCCTCTACCTGCAGGGCCAGCTCGCCCAGGATCTGCAGGCGATCATCAACCGCTTCCCGGCCGACCGGGCCGCCAACGCAGGCCTCAACCGTGAGCTCACGGAGCTCTACAACCGCGCCCAGGACCTCGCCACCGAGTACGCCCTCGAGCTCTCTCGCGACATGCTCCCCCCGGCCGCCGTGCTCTCCGGCAGCCACCCTGCTCTGCAGGATCCCCAGCTGCCGCCCGCCGCCCCCCCGGCCCCCACCGATGCGCCCGCCCCGGGCAGCCCCTACCAGGAAGGGCAGAGCTTCACCCGGCTGCTCAACATGGGCGCCACCATCGCCGCGGCCGAACGCGACTTCAAAACCCTCAGCGCCAATTACCGGCGCCAGCGCAACGCCGCCACCGATGAGCGGGTGAGGGCATCGAAGGATTACTTCTTCCGCTGGTGGCGCGACTGGGGCGACACGGTGCAGTTCGAGACCGCCACCCAGCTGGCCACCGGCGTGGACAGCCGCAAGCTGGCGCGCACCCTGAGGGCACGCCTCCCACACATCAACGACGCCTTCCGAGGCCGCGCCGAAACCATCGCTCGCACCGAAACTCACATCGCCGCTGGCGAGGCCCGCGAGCGCACGTTCCGCCGCGTCGGCGCCGGCTTCGTGCGGTACGTGGCCACGGCCGACGATCGGGTCTGTGAGTTCTGCGCCCCCCGGATGGGGTGCCTCTACTACGCCGGCAGCGTGAAGACCCCCATCCACCCCCGCTGCCGGTGCGCCCTGTCCCCGATCACCCTGGAAGCCCTGGTGATCCAGAACGAGCTGGCCAGCGGCCGCGGCGAGCGTTGGGAGGCGCAGCAGCAGGCCCTGGCTGCGGCGACACGTCAGAAGTACGACCAGGCCAGCAGCAGGCCATGGCGGCCGATCGGCGGCACCGGTGAGCCCCGCGGCCCGGGGGACTTCCCTCTGATGGAGCGCACCGCTCTGCCGGCCACCACCCCCCGGCCGAACCAGGCCAACAACCCGGCGAACGGCGGCGCCAGGCCCTGGCCATCGGGGGATCCGGTGTGGTCCCCCTCCAGGGGCTGGATCAATGCCGCCGCCCGCGAGGCCTACGAGGCAATGGTCCGCGAGGTGGCGGAGCTGGAGGCGTGAATCATGCCGTCACCGGATTTGGGTAGAGGCGGCTCACCAGCCGCTCCAGCGCTTCGCGTGCAGCGGCCAGCGTGGCAGTGATCGGTGCGATCGCTGGGACCGGCTGCTGGGGCAGGAGCGCTGCTGAACGGCGGCTCAGCCCGTCGATTGCCTGATGAGTCCAGCAGCCGGCCTCATAGCTGAGCTGGGCAGCAAAAATGACGGCGGCGATGGCAACGACGACAGCCTGCCGAATTTGCTGTCGGTGCTCCCAGGCGATCTCGCTGAGCAGCACCAGCACAAAGGCGATCAGCTGGATCGTGAGCCAGCAGACGCGGCCTACGGCCACCCAATCGATCGAACGCAGCACCAGAGCGACGAGGCGCAGGATGGTTTTGATCATGGACACGAAAATCTCCGGCCAGTGCCGGGCGAGTGGTTGATCGGTGGCGGGCCAGGCCCTGCGCTTCCGATGACCAGACCATAGCACGAACTGATGTGCCTGCGATGAACCGACACTGAAACCGGCTGCGGTGTCAGGGCTGGAAATACGACATACGAGAGATACCGGAAGATCTCTACATGGCGGTTTTGGCCAGGCGCCAGGCCGAAAACGCAGCGGACGACAGGGATTCTGCCAGGCATCCCGAAATGGCCGAAGGGACTGGAGGGGACTGGAAGGGACTCGAAATGCAAAGGTTATGAACCGCCCATCCATCGGGTTGTTGTCGGCCTGCCGTCCGTTTCGTATTCGCCATGGCTTCGATCAATGTCCTGCGCAACCGCCTCTATCTGCTGGCCAAGGTGCCGAGGCGAGACGGCGGCCCAGGCCTTGAGCAAACGCGGATAGCACTCAGGCTCGACGACACGCCGGTCAATCGCAGGGCAGCAGCCAAACAGCTGCAAACCCTGGAGCGGCAATTGGAGCGCGGAGAGTTCAGCTGGGCCTACTGGAGTGATGCGCCAGAAGGAGTGACGTGGCGTGAAGCGATCGCGCGCCTGTATCGGGCCAAGGTTGTTTTGGGGCACACGGGGGAGAGCACCTGGCAGATCAACTATTTGGGCCGGTTGCGACAGATCCCCCCGAGCAGCCTCTGCACAACTGAGAGCCTGGCGGCCGCATTGCAGCGCTACGACAGGGCCAGCTGCAGCTACAAGGAGCTGTACTACCTGTTGCGGCACATTGCCAGGCTGATCTCGGTGCCGTTCCCGGAGGTGCCGTTGCCCAGCTATCGGGAGGCTCAGCTGGTTGCGGTGCCGACGGATCAGCAGATCATCGACTGGGTGGAAAGCGCGCCAGCCAGCAGTCGCTGGTACTGGGGCATGATGGCGACTTTTGGGCTGAGACCTCACGAAATTGAGGGCTCCACACTGATTGATCGCGATTACTGCCAGGTCAGCGAAAACACCAAAACTGGATTCCGAACTGTGGTACCCCTGCCGCGGGAATGGGTTGACCGGTTTGGGCTGCAGGATCGGCGGTTAAGGCCACGGCTGGAGGGCAGCACCGACCGACCGGATAATGCATCGAAATGGCTAAGCAAGGAATTGCGAAAAATGAATATTCCTTGGCGACCCTATGCCTTGCGGCATGCCTATGCAGCCAGGCTGTGGAGAGAAGGCGGTTCGCGGCTGGACATCTTCACCGCTGCTCGGCTGATGGGCCATAGCCCGCAGCAGCACAGCAAAACCTATCGATCCCACATCCAACCCCATCACATCGCCGAGACAGCCGAGCGTGCGTTACGAGGGGGATAGAGGAGGCACAATCGCCGCCGCGTTGATCCGGATCATGCGGCGGCTTGAACCTTGAGCAGACAGATCGATCAGCTCCCGATTCCAGCGCCACCGGCTGCGGCGATTGACGTCAGCCTCTGCAACCAGTCGTTTGATGTGTTTTTCGCTGCAACCCAAGGCCTCAGCCGCCTCCGGGATCGTCAGCAAGAGTCGGGTCATCTTGGCCATCACCGTGGCACCTGCTGCTGCAAATGGCTGGGATGCGGACCGATGCGGCTGTGATCAGCCGTGATGCGAATTGCAATCATGCCCCCCAAAAACAGCAGCAGGCCGACAGCCGCACAGATGCAGTCACAGAGTGATCGACGACCAATGACGCTCCGGCAAAAGTGCGAGGGGCCAGATTTGTGACGAAAAGCCATTGCAGGATCGTGACGCTCCAGAATCGGAATGGGCCGAATCGTAGCCGATCAATCCGAACTGGTGTACGGTTGCCCCTGCCCAGCAACGTTGCCGCTCTGTAATGGCCAATTCCGTTCCCCGCCGCTCTCCGGAACTGCCTCGGCTGCGGCCAGCAGTGACCCAAATCGATGGCGGCCTGTCCGCTGCTGAAAGGCGCCGCCGCGAAATGACAGCAGCCCGTCACTCCCATCTGTGGCAAGCGGGAGTGTTGGCCGCCTGTGCTGTTGCCGTCTCGACGGTGGCCGTCGTGCTGGTGTTAAGGATCCTGCAGCAGAGCAGCTGCCAGAACCAGTTGGATCCAGCTGCTGCCTCTCTGGTTCGCTGAACTACGATCGGGCTCAAGCACTCGGGTCCCTCCGGGTGGGTCCCTGGTCGCTGCTCAGTCCTGAGAAAACGGACAGCGCCGGGGTTTGTTGTGAGAAGGGCTCCCCTCGGGGGGCCCTTCTTCATTGCTGACACCGGTCCAGCCGGTCGGCTTCATTGCGGCTTGGGATTGGTCTGAGCCTGTGTCGTTCCTACGTTGAACGCAGCCACAGCACCTGGATGACCTCTGCCGACCGCGAGCACGCCGCCGCCCTCCTTGTGCTTTTTCTCGAAGCGGTGGGACCCCGTGAAGCCGTCTGGGCGATGACTACGGCGCTGGAGGCGTTGCAGGATCTGCCAGCTGACGCCGATCACGTGGCCGCGGCGATCCGATCACTTGCAGAAAGCCATGACGAATTCATCGAGCTGAAAAAGCTGCCAGGCGAGCCTGAAACCTGGGCAGACGGCGAGCCTGAAACCTCGGCAGACGGCGAAGCTGAAGCCAGGCCACCAACCACCAAAAAGGCAGCAGCAGCAGCAAAAGGAGAGCAGCCGTGACAGCGGGCTTCATGCTGCCTGATGTCTACGAGGGTTCAACCTGGGAAGGTATCAACCTGATTACGCTGACCAATCGAACCACGAACAGACCAATAAATCTCAGGGAGGCTGACGCCACCATGGTTTATCGACGGACAGGTGAAAGGCATCAGCGATTAAGCCTTGGCCTGGGCTCTGGCATCAGTATTGTCTCTGATGTCGAAGGCAAATTGCGAGTGGAATCGCAAATCTTGCCGCTTCCTGCCGGGATCTACTTCTTTGAACTGGTTGTGCAACTGGTAAATGGCTTCAGGGTGCCAATCCTCGCCGGCACACATCAAATCGTCAGGCTGGGGGTGCCATCATGACGATGCCTGCCGTTCTCGCGCAGATCGAGATCACGCAAACGCTGATTCAGGCTGGCATCACCCCGCCGCCGGAATCGGGGGATGATCACGAGCCAAGGATCTTTTATGTGCGCTCTGATGGATTAAATCAAAGCGATGGCCGCAGCGCTCGGACTGGGCTCCGCAACGTTGAGGAGGCCCTAGAGCGAATCTGGGACTTCGCCGAGCCAACGCCCTGGACCGTCAAAATCCTGGACAACTTACTGCCGATATCTGGCGAGTTGGATGTTCCGGACTTCGTGACGATCATGGGAGAAAACTTTCAACGCCGCACAATTGTCAGGCCAGCGGCCGGCAGCGAAGTCGCGAATGTGTTTCGCGTCGGCAATGGCTGCCATCTGGTGAACCTGAAGTTTAGCGGTTGGCGGATTGATGATTTCAGCAATCCCACCAAAGGCTTTGCGATGGTGTTCCGCCCTGGAGCGCTGATCCTGCCAGGTGGTGTGCCCTATGGCCAGAACTGCGTGGTGACCAGCGCGCTCACCGAGGTGCCCACGCCACTGCCGATGGACGCTGCAGCCGGCAACCCAGCCCAGCCCAAGGGTGGCGGCTGTGTGCTGGCGGATGGGGCGGTGCTCTCCGCCTATTCCGTATTTCCCAACATGATGACCTGGGGCTTCACGCCCTCCAGTCATAACGGGATGGGCTATGTGGCGAAAAACAGAGGCTTTATTAACCCGGTCAATGCCATCGGAGTAGGCGCCCATAAGCACTTTGTCTGTTTGTCTGGCGGCCAAATGGTGGTATCTGGCAGCAGCAGCCAGTTCGGCGACTTCAGCTTCTGGAGCGAGGGCTCAACGCAAAAGATCCAACCGCTGAAGGTGCCCCAGACTGTGCTGGTCACCCAGGCCAATGCAGCGGCAGTGATCAACGCGGCCCGCACAACCTTGATCAATGACATGTGGCAGTTTCTGGTCTCCAGCCAATGCGCCTGCGATTGGCCGGAGAATTACGAAACCTTGACCAGAAAGGATGGGGGTCTGTTCCTAGATGCGATCGCCGCTTCGCTGGTTCACGGCTTCCAAAGGCCGATGGAGAACTTCGCCGAGGGCATGTTCAGGTTCGATGGAACCTGCGTCTACAGCTATGCCTTCCACGCCGGTTTTACAGCCAGCTGGGACCGGCTGACAGCCCAGCTGATCGCAGGAGGCCAGCTCACCACTGCCGCTGCCGCAATGGTGCTGGCACTGGTGGCCCGGCTGAAGGCCACCATGAACAACCACTGGTTTGAGGTGGGAGTCGGGCCGCCGCCTTCCCCTGTTGAGCCGGTGCGGCGCAAATTGCGGTCGATGATCACGGCCATCAATCACCAGTGGACCGCCCCAATGGCGGGGGTCGAGTTCTACCGCGTGCCGCCCGCCCGGGCTGCCCGGAGGATTCAGCGGTCTATCCGCCAGCTCAATGGCGGGCGAGTTCGGTTCAGCGGCCAGGACGATGCCGGCAATGCCGTGTTTGTGGGCGGCCTGACCATTGATGCCCGCAGCGGCCAGCTGGGCGGGCCCCCCTTCGATTCAGCGCTGCGCGGGCGCCTCACCCGTGGCGTCATCTCCAGGAGCTACTGACCATGCGCATCAGAACCGACCAGCCTTCCAGCGGCAAGCCGTTGCAGCTGCTGATCCCTTCAGCGGGGTTTGTGCCCAACGGCTGGACCACCCTGGCTGAGGCTCCAGATTTCTCCATCCCGAGCACTGGCGACGCAGGGGTTAGCCTGGATCCGGCGGACACCGGTCGAGAGCTCAGGCCTGGAGAGGTGTTCCTCGAGGCCCCGCTGACGTGTTTGAACCTCGATACGGCGACCCGCTGGGTGGAGTTGCAGATTCTCTCCCAAGCGAATCATGCGGTGCCGCTGACCCCTCAAATCAGCATCCCGGCCAAGGAATCGGTCTATCTGCCGATTCAGGGCTTGCGTTTGCTGAAGACCAGCTTTGCTGCGGCCAGCGGCGATCGGCTGCAGATCAGGGCCAGCACTGGAAGCTCGATCAAGGTGTTCGGCTCTGCGGTCGAGCTTGAGGCGCTCACCCATGCGCCGGATTCGGAGGCCCAACCATGAACAACCTCCGCCTGGGCTCAGGTCGACAATTTCGCAGCGCGGCGTTGGTGGAGATGCCGCTACCGCTGGCCTATGACGCGGCCCTACTACCTAGCACTCGCATCCTCAAAAGCGACGGCCAGATCTACGAGTCCATGCACGATCCCATCAGCGGGTTGTACCAGTGGAGGGTGAGAGCCCAGGGTGAACGCGGCCCAGCTGTTGAGCTGCAAAAGAGCGCCACCCACATTCAGTGGCGGCCAGAGGGCAGCACAGGGCCATGGTTTGATCTGGTGCCGCTGGAGGACTTGCTGGGGCCCCAAGGTGACCAAGGCGACCCCGGGCCGCAGGGGGCCGGGCTGAGCTTTCAAGGCAGTGTCAACTCTGTGGCCGATCTGCCCACATCGTCGACGCTGGGATATGGCTATTTGGTGCTTGCCACCACCCCCCCGCACCTGTGGCTTTTCAACGGCACAACCTGGTTGGATGCCGGCCCGATTCAGGGTCCCAAGGGGGACGACGGCGATCCAGGCCCAGCTGTCGAGCTCCGCACCACCGCAACCGAAATCCAATGGCGCATCGCCGGGGCCGCGAACTGGACCACGTTGCTCCTTCTTGCCGACATCAAGGGCGATGACGGCACCGACGGCGCTGACGGCTCATCGGTCGAGCTGCGGAAAACCGCGTCAGAAATTCAGTGGCGGCTGGTTGGTGCGCCAGCCTGGATCACGCTTGTCACACTGGACGACATCCGAGGCCCTGCCGGAGACCAGGGCGACCAGGGCCCTCCAGGTGCCGGTTTTGCCTATCAAGGCTCCGTGGCGACGGT